AATTCTTTCAGAAAAAGAATACTTAAATTAGAAACAGTAGAGTTTGTACTATGTTCTTCAGAATTTGTTTCTTTAAATGTTAATTCATCATATTTCTCAGTGTGCGACGTAACGCCATTAAATCCACGAACGCACCCATTGAATGATGTAGAAGTTTTTGAGGTATATGTAATGATTTCAGAATCGATTAAGATTAGTCCATATGAATCGGGAAATCCTGACGTAGAATCTACATTTATTGTAGAATCAAAGAAAGTTACATCAGAGGTTAAAAATGTCGAATCAATTAAATTTGTTAGATTATCAACTTTAATATATTGATCTATGTTCTGAAGTATATCACTTGTTCCACCTTGATTTTCTAATGAAACGTAGTATTGAGATAAAAATTCAGAGGCAAGAGGAAACTCCTCCAAAACATATTGTGGAAGTTGATTTTCAATAATTGAACTGATTTTAATTCTGGTTTCTTTCATTTTATTATATTCTTACAAGATCTCCGTTTGTGTAGCTTGATGTTGACTTATATGTTGATCCAGAAATATCTGAACCTGAAGAAATTTCATCAGACAACATATTTAATGTACTGTTATTAATATCTAGTTGCAAATACAAATCCTGTAATCCAATTACATCGTTTGATTTGGGAATTACTGATATTTGTATAATTGACAGAGAAAATGATAATTTTGTTGTAGATATTATATTTACAGGATATAATCGTATTTCGCCCTTTTTATAATCAATAACGCCTGCATTTTTTCTTACAATAATTGGTTGTGTTGCTGATTGTAATTTAAAAAAGAAAATACTTCCAGTCAATCCATCTGAATTTGGAAGATCCGACAAGTAAAGAGTATCATTTATTCCAGATATTTTAAATCCAGATGATTTGATATTATATCCATTTAAATTTTTTATATGAAATTCATTTCCATAACATATTTCATAATCAGCAAATTTATTTAATTCTGGTCTTAAATCACGTCTCATTACAACTTTGGTAATATTTGATGTGATTGAAGAATATGAATCATCAATTACTTTAAGATATTTGCTATATTTAAATCTTGCCCCATATTTGTTAAGTTCTTTTGAATTTGCATATTTTTGAATATTATCAAAAATTAAATTTTTTACATAATTTGGATCAGATGTTGAGTTTGAGTTATAATAAGTAGTTACATCAGTCTCAAGATACAAATACTTTAAATCGATAATTTCTGGTACAATACCCGCAACAGCATATTTTCTAAGAGAATTTTTAATATTATCTTTTACTTGACTTGAAACAAAAGCACCATTGATTGGTTTAATACTAATAAAAACTCTACCATATTTTGGTGGTGTTAAGTCCTCACCACCAAAGACAGATATTGATTCTGCCTCTGGATATATTACTGGAATAATAGTCTCATAATCTGTTGCAGTTACTGCACGATTTTGTGAAGAGTATTTTCTTGGAGCGTATTTTTTAATAGATTCTACAGATTCAATCTCTCTACCATTCTGTGCAATAGAGTTTGTAGTAACTAAAGATATGCCTGTAGTGACTACTCTATTATTATTATCTACAATGCGACCATTAAAATTGAAAGAAGAAACTCCGTTTGCATTTTCTCCATTTGTTATATTATAAGAAACTTCCACATAGTTTAAATTTTCAAGATTTTTTCCAAAAATGCCATCACCAAAAATTATTTCATATCTTTGATCTTCTATTTCCTGAATAAAGAAAACTCTTGAATTTGAATCAATGTCAAATAAATTTCTTGATAATTTGAAAGAATTTCTAATTGTACTTTGTTGAGTATCTCTTACATAGACTACTATCGAATCAACATCAATATTTGGATTGTCTAATATGAACTTTTGATTTGGGTTATTTGCATCAACTGTAAAAGTGTTGACTAGGAATGTTCCTTCATAAATGTCAATGTTATCAAATAAAGCAATTCCATTAACTATTGGAACTGTTACATCTTGCGGTATAACAAAAGAAAAATTCTGGTTTCCAAAGGATGTATTTGATGTACATACAACACCAGTTTTAAGAGTTAAAGTAAGTGGGTTCGTAGAAAATCCAGTAGTATCTACAAAGAATGAAATATTTGCTTTTGCTGCTGAACGAGAGTGTGGGACATATCCAATATTCCTTGCTAAGGATACGGTATTTTCTCTTAGTGTTGCACTATCAATAAACACCTCATTACTAATCATATTAGCATTATATGAGGAAATATATGTATTATATGCTAATACATCTATTAAAGTTGATAGATTAGACCCTTCAAAATCATAATCACTAAAATTCGAATTCGCTCTTAGATACTCACGAATTGAACTCTTTATTTGATCGAAGTCTAAATTGGTAAAATTGACTAATGCCATTTATCGTGTTGGCTGAAGTGCAAATGATAACTGTTGCGGAAGGACATCAATTCCTACAATATAATAATTAATTGTCACATTAAATTCATTATTATCATAGTTTGGAAATACATCTACTGATATTAAATCAACTCTAGTCTCATAATTTTCAATTGTATTTTTAATTTCATCCTTAATGACAGATGCAGAAATATCGTCAATATTTTCAAAAAGAGAACGACTTATTTTTGAACCAAGGTTCTCATTAAAAAATTTTTCTCCAGGATATGTAAATACTAAATTTCGAATAGAGCGAGCAATAGCAGTTTCATTTTTAAGCACAATTAAATCATAGTTAATTGGATTAACTTGAAAAGTCATGCTTAAGTCTTTAAACCCTTTACTTACCCGCTCTACAGGCATAAAAATTTATAAAATCTGTATTATTTATTCGCCTTTTTTAAATTCATAAAGAGGTTCAGTTCCATAATCCCAATCATCATAGTCATCATCATTGCGAATCTTTGAATGAAGTTCATTTTGAACTAAAAAATCGTGTTTTTTTGGAGTAAGATTGTCGTTTGCAATCTCTCTTAGCATTTTTTGTTCCATTTTGCTCCTGATTATTGAAAATCAGAACTTTTTACGGGGTTGCTATCCCGAATTTTTGTAATTTCGTACATAAAATCATCAGATGTTTCAATTTTACGACGATTTTCAACTGAGTATTCAGTCAGATCAATTTCATAACCTGGATTTTTGGTAATTCTATTTTTAGTCCATGCATCATCATACCACAATATCTTGTTATTAGGATATGCATAGAAGTTTCCATTATCCATCTTGAAAAAATGAGCACATTTGTGCTCAGGAGTCTCACTAAAGTTAGTATTCAGAGTAGATTTTGACTCCCATGACCAATCAAGAGTAAACATATAGGTTCCTTCATGTTTTTCTCCGCGATAGTTGATTAATTCAGCACGTAAGTTAGCCAATCTTGAACGAACTTGAACATCAATATAAGGAGAAAAGCAATCCCACCACATACATTCTTCCAATTCAGGAACTGGTGTATCTGGTTTCCAACAGAATGCATGAATTGGTCTTCGTGTCCAGTTCACCCCATTCTCAAGAAACGCCTCAAAGAGCGGTATATGCTTCTCTAAGGACGCTACAGAGTGTACATCACATAAAGTTACCTCACCATGACCTTTTTTGTGATTATAAAGGAATTCATTACGAATATAGCAAGTAATTGTAGGAAGATTGTGATTTAAGTATGGCATATTTTAATAACAAAAAAGCAGGAATTTCTTCCTGCCTTATCTATGTTATTTTCCTTGACCCCTATATTTTTTCTTACGTCCATTACGAGATGTTGCACTGAGTAATGTACGAGCAGAACGTCCCTGACGAGTCTTCTTCGGTGCTCCGGGTTCAAAAAGAGTCTTACTACTTCCACCTTTAGCCATAAAATACCTCCATAAAATTTAAAACGAGAAATGTCAGACTATAAAATTTTATCAAATTACGCGAGTTTTCTCATGTCCAACTCTGATACGAGGATCGCACCAGATATCAAAACCTGCTTCTTTTGCATCAAGACAGAAAGAAACGTCTTCCCCACACATATCCTGAACTGCACCAGACTCAAAGACTTGCATCTTAGGAGCAAACCAAGGATATTCAAGATTTTCAAAGACTCCATTTTTAATCAGAACCCAACCAAATCCAGTATAATCAACTGTAAAGGGTTTACGGCGCTTTGAAATTGAATCAACGGTTTCATGATTCATCACTCCACCATTCTTGCGGAAGTCATCTTCTTCTAACCAGTGTGCTACTGAAGTTGTGTGTCCATCTTCTGTGGCATACCAACCAGCAACTACTTCTTTTTCTTCTCCCTCTTCATTCAGAGCAAGATCACAGAGTTGCCAGAATTTTTCTGTGTTAAAGACAATATCCGAGTCAATCCAGAGCTGATAATCATATTGAAGTTTACCGTCCCAAGGAATTTGCTTTGGTCCACGAAGAACATTTGCCCCAAGACACTTGCATCGTGCAAAGTTAACCATTGAGGAATAGTCTTGAGAAATTTGAATACTCATTCCATTTTGTACAAGATCAAAACAAAGTTGTACAAATGCTTTCAGAAAGATAAATGAACACCCTCTGCCTGGAAGACAAAAGACAATCGACTTTCCTTTCATTCTTTCTTTAATTGCATCATAATCCCAATCTTGTCCCTGTGTAACAGAGGGGGATTTTGCTTTTACCGTGAATCCTTTTGCCATAAAGTGAAATCAACCTTCAGATCAATTTTATCGTTCTATTTAGTATTTGTCAATTTGCTCAGTACGATGAGTTTTGTGGTATGAGTTTATTCACATATACTTCTTCATACTGCAAATCTTTCTCTGAAATATTCACACCTAATAAATCAACCATTCGGTGTAACATCTCCCATATCTCAGAAAATTTTTCTTCTGAGATACTGTGATATATGCACCGACCCTTTGCATATATGTGATATAATTTTTCTTGTTCTCTCATAAAAATTTTCCGAATTTTTTTATTTCGTCACTGCATTATATATTGTTACTATCAGTATTCCAATGGGCACACCAAAAATTCTTAGCATCTTTCCAGGATAGCGTATTAACCACCCTGCGAAAACTACTTTCCAAAAATTCCAATACGGTTTTCTGCGGGGGTTTTTGGTGCTTTTCATACTCCGGAAAAATTTTATGAGATTGATATTGATCTCGCGTTTTGTCACCTCTGTAGGTTAGGGACTTATCGATTTTTATAAACGCAACGCCCCGCGACGATATAAACGAACGGCCATAAAACACTGCTGAATCACTATCCTGACACAGCATAACATAAGCGCCCCCAGAGTGTCAAACTC